ATAAGAATTCATAAGATCACTAAATCTTGAATATTGCTGATCATAAATTAAATCTGACACACTTTCCTCCATGGCACAAGCTACATCGGCTGTCGCTGGATTTGTCTGTTGGCACGAATCTACCGCCGGGACACTTTCTTCCATTGAGCAACCTTCTTCGGCCTTACCGTGCTTCTTGTTGTAGATAGACCATGCGGTAGCAAATGCCTTGCTATGATCGTTGGGATATTCTTTCTTAAGTTTCATAACGACATCTTCCATTCCTGGAGGTGCTTTTTCAGTTACCGGCTGTTGAGCAGAGTCAAATTCAGCATAGGCTGCATTGCGACCTACAGTACCTGCAGTTTGCATATCTGATTCTGATCCGCCAATTTTTCCCATTCCCGGAACGGCCATTACGCCTTCCATAAGATTTAATAATTGTCTCATGTCTTTCATAGCATACCTACCTTTAACAAGTTAGGCTTCTTTACACGACCGAAAAGGCCTACGTCGTCTTTCTTTAAATTCTTTGGATCATTGAAACTGTCATATCCCTTAGGTAAAGTTGAATGGTCGATTGTTTCTTTTGGACTTAATGGATTTTCAACAGTTGTAACTACTCTTTCCTTACTTACCTTTGCAAGTTCCTTAAGGAAGTCTGTATTGTATTTCTCACCATATGCAACAGTATCAGTTTCTTCGTGATCACTACCAAGTCGTGTCTTATACTTCTTCTTGAATTCTGGAGAATTTCTATCAAGATACAAATCTGTTTCGATCTGGCGAGGATCATTATTAGAATATACGGCTAGTTGTGCTGGAGAAATGCCAAGATTGTTACAGATATAGGTTCTTAGAAAATCTAAAGAACCCGGATAACCAAGTGTTAGATCGCAGATGAATACCGGTGTATTCTTTACGTTAGGAAAATCTAGTGGGCTTTCCTGTATCGGTGTCTTCCTGAATGCTGATGCTGCTTTTAGATCATACTTTTTCAAACATGCTTCTAGCATATCAATTGTGCCGTCGGGCATTTCATGTACGGCAAACTTCAAGACATAATTATAGTCTGTCTTGGTCTCTGCTACATAATTAATAAAGGACTTCTTTTCTGCCATATAGTGACTCCAGTGTTACGACTATTTATCAGAGTTTTCTGATTTAGCGGAGACTATATATTTTAGGAGTTCGTTTCTGTCGAATTCGCCACCATTGGCATGTCTTCGTTCGCCGTTACCCTGATCTAAATCAACCTGTTCAGCACGAACTTTCTTTAATTGCAAATCAATCATCTTAAGCTTTCTTTCAGCTTTTGCATTCTTGGCTTCGAGAGCTGTTTTAAGCATCTGCCCTGCAACTTCGTAGATCTTACCAGCATGAAGATCAGGAACATTACCACCAAGTACAATTAGATCTTCAAATGTTTTAACTGCTTTTGCAGCAATTGAATCCATTTCACTATCATGCATATCCAACCCCACCACTGTAGGGAGTGCGAAATCGACTTTCTCTGCTGTAGTGAGTGATGAATAAATTTCTTTAGCTTCGACCATTAGCTCTTCCCTAGTTTTCGATGGTGACTCTTCTTCTACCACTGGTTCATCACTAGTGGGTAGATTAAAAAATTCTTCCATTTTCTTCGTCATTAAGCCTTCCCTTTTGGGTTGTTGAATATGTTTCCTTCGTTCATAACCCTAAATGTCATGCCATGATTTCTAGCAAACGCTTGTGCCGCTGCCCATTTAAAGGTATTCAATGCGACCGCTGCCTTAGCCTTTTGAGACTTTGCTTGTTCTAAGAACGTCTCCTTGGCTGGCTTTACCTCAATAATCTCTGCTCTCTGATTACCTTTAGCGTCAACATAAGTTACCACAAAATCAGGCACATACACGGTATATTTACCGGTAAAGGGATTCTGGTAGGGGATTTTAAGGGATTCGCTTGCCCAGCTCATAATGTTTGGATTTACATCAAACATCTGCATTACTTTGAATTCCCAGGACGATCGGAATATTATAGGATAGGTTCCTACATACTTGCTAGGATTTACAGGTTTATATTGTCCTTGAACATAGGAGCGCATTTAAGACCTTATTTGGCGTGCCTGTAGGCTGTATCTGTTATCAACAGTTGTGACAACACCTACCTGATTTCCCGGATCCCTAAGAATATTAAAGGATCTATAGCCATCGGCTGTAAAGAGTAACTTACCCGCCACTTCTGATTGTTCTAGTAACGCTTGAGTGGAAATACCTAAAACACTAGCCATATCAATTGTCAATGCCGACATTGCATCAGCATATAAATCACTAGCACCACGAGAAAGAAAATAACATCTTGTTGTGTTATAGGTCGATGGTGAATAATTTCCAACTACACCGCCGCCAAGCGCGGCCTGTGAAACAGATCCAGCACTAGGGAATGTAGTGGGGCCAGTTGCATACTTGAATGTATTCGTAGGATTACCATTTACAGACCTAACAGTTTTCTGCGTACCGAAATAGGTAAGCATCTGCGAGCTTGAACGGCCGATTGAAGGGATATTAGAATTAGCCACCTGGGTTACCTCCAATCCTGTTCATATCCTTATATGCTGCAGAGAGTTTCTTTGCGGTCGATTTAAATGGTTGTGTTATTATTTCGGCAGCAGATGTCGGATTATATGGTGTTGGAGAAATCTTTGCTAATCCATCTAATGCACTAGCACTAACTCTTCTAACAACCTTATCAGATAAGAAAGATCCCGTAACTCCACCTAATGATGTTTGGACATTCTTACCAATTCTTTGCAAGATTGGATTATCAGATTCTAATAATGGATTATTAGATTCGACAAAGTCCATTAATGTTGTATTAAAGGCAAGTGCAGGTAGTTCTAGGAACTCACCGTGAGTAAATGGTTCAATAGATGAATTATTATTTGTTTCTCCACCTGTATTTTTAGCCTGATTGGTTAGTTGCATATTTTGAATTGTGTAATATGCATATTCGTATTCAAATGTAAATGTTAATTCAAGTGTCTTATCAACTCCGGCATAATTTAGGACATCGTGTGTGAATGCTGAAATTCTAGGATTTACTAGGGTTACTTGATTAAATCTACCGCCGTGAACTTGGTAAATGTCAATTGTCTGGATTAAATTCCTGATATTTTGAACTATAGGTAAATTGAAGCCAAATTTGTGATTATCAATTGTATCTGAAACTATATTTTGCATTGCAGATTTTACACCAAGTGTATTGGTGGGAGAATTTGCAGTAGTCGGAGCATTGCTCTGAAAAAGATTCCTTACGCTAGCAGGCAGGTTAGCAATATTTGGATTCAGAGATGGAGTTATATTATGTATTAGACTTTCTACTGAATATGTCTTGTTCTTTTGCTGTGTTTGCTTGGCTTCATTCATGCCAGGCTCGCTACCGTCTGCAAAATAGTACCTATAATACATTTCCCAGAATTTTAGAGTCTTGCCATCAGCAACATCATGAAATACAACCTTTACTGGCTCAAATGCAATTTTACTCTGACTGAGTCTTTTTCTATTATACTGATTTAAGGGAGTAGTCTCAATCTTCATCGAAGGCATTTCAATAGTCTTAACCAATGGTGCAATTTGCGCCCAAGTAGGATTATTAAAATATTCAGCAATATACTGGCCAGCTGTTCCTACATTGTTGAGATTTATGTTGATATAATACTCAAACGGAAATCTTGGTTGATTTCTATATAGTGCTTGACCGTCTTGGTTAAAATTATAGGTAGCATGGCGCGAGCTCTTCTCATAGAAGAACCCGAGCCCTGTTAAAGATGTGAATAAACTCGAGAAGCTAGGCACTAAGCCACCTCCAAAAATCCGCTATTAAGCGAATGTAGTACCACCAGTTGGGCTGGCGATATCTGGATATGGGTTTCCGCCGACTGTTGTTCCGTCGTTTGTATTTGGTCCCGAAACGTTTGTTGCGTTATCGAAACGAATTGTCAATGTAACGATATTAGGATCACCACTTGCGTAATCATTGTCTCCGTAGGCTGCGTCATGTAACCAGCAACCATCTAATACCCATGATTCGAGCTGTTCGTTATTTGTACCATCAAGTGCATGTATTTCCATAGCAAACTTGTAATTGATACCAGCTACAGCACTTGTCTGTTCAAAGTGATTCATCTGCTTTTGAACTTGTGCGCCTACTGATGAAATAACCGCATTGGTGATATCGTCACGCAATGTAATTTCAATCATATCAAATGTATGCTTACCTTGAATCCACGCTACAGAATTGTATGAATGTAATTCTGCTTCGGACCAACTAATCTTTGGTCGGGTGCATGTTACAACGTTGGCAGTCATTTCGCGTAATCCATTATTCTCGCCGAAGTTCTGCCAAACAACTCTGAAACGGTATTTTTGCTTGGGATGCAAAATGCCAAGCTTGTTCC